ATTCAGTATCCTAAAGATTGGTGGCAATCTTTTAAAGAAAGATGGTTTCCTAAAAAATTCAAAAAACGATGGCCAATAGAATACAAGATAATTGATATTTACGCTCTTTATCCTAGTATCGCTATGCCAGATAAATTTACCGGTATTCATATACAAGAAACTTTATCTAAAAACTATTCCTAATTTTTATATTTATAACCTTCCTAACAATAATCCCAAAAATTACTTATCTAAAACTTATTTTATTTTAGCCTTCCCTAAATTTGCTTCCTATCATACTTTCCTTGAATCCATTCAATCGCAAATCTTGACTTTTACATTACCAAACTGCACAAATGAATCAAAATTCTAAATTAATTTTATCAGAAAATGACATAAAAATTGGAGAGTAAAAATGGCAAAAGGTCGAAGTAATTATCGTTCCTATACTTTAGCAGAAAGAACTAATGCTCTGACTAAATTGGCTCAAAATGCAGGAAATACTCAAAAAACAGCCAGAGACACTGGTATTCCTAATACAACTATTATAACTTGGAAGCAAACCTATTTTAGTGAATATGCGGGGATAGAAAAGAAAGAGATAGATGATATTCTCAAGGAAACATGGAAAAGCATTAGGAAATTAATAAATGCTGATTTAATCGAGGATTTGATTATAGCAGCTAAAAAAGAAGGAAAATTGAAAGAAGTTGTTGCAACTGCATCAATTCTAATTGATAAAGCACTTCTTCTATCTACTATCAAAGCAAGTTTATCAACTCTCAGCAAACCAATTGAACAAGATGCTAACCATTTGGATGATGAGGAAGAAATTCAACGAATGATAAAAGAAGAAGAAGAAAAAGAGAAACGACGTAAAGAAAATAGAATTGTTAAATAAGGTTAAAATATGTCATTGAATCATGAGATTTTGCCAGAAGATGGTCCAAGATTAAAAGAATTAAAACATCGGCAACAGGTCGTAAGGGCCAGAAATAAAATATCTGCATTTGCTTCTTTTGTTTTTGGATGGAAACTTCAAAAATTTCAAGAAAATTGGCATGCTTTTGCTGATAAATATAAACGTGCTTTAATCTTCGCACCACAAGCCCATGGCAAAACGATTAATATGTCTTTGCTTCGTCCAATTTTCCTTTTGGGACGAAGTCCTAATCGTATTCTAAAAATCATTTCTTGTAATGATGATAAAGCAGTAGATATTTTAGGAGCTATTGCTAAACCTATAGAGTCTAGTGGAAAGCTTCACGAGGTTTTCCCTAATCTACAACCAGCGGAACGAGGAACTTGGACCAAGCATCAAATTACCATAAAACGAGATGTAGCAGCAATTGATGCTTCTATAGAGGCTTTAGGTGTTTTATCTACTGGTAGTGGTGATAGAGCTACAGATTTAATGTTTGATGATCCAGTAGATTTTAGAAATGCCATCCTTCAACCGGCTTTAAGAAAAATGGTAATTCGAGCTTATACTGCAACATGGTTGGGTTTATTCGCCCAAGGTGAAGAGAGAATTACCTATATCTGTAATGCTTGGCATCATAACGATCTTACCCATGAAATTAAAAAACCGAATTATCATTATCATATTTTGAATCAAGCTATTTCTAAAGATTTTAAAAATATCGAAGAATGGGTTGGGGCGAGAAAGGGAAGAGTCAGGCATCTTCCTATATGGAAAGGAGTTTGGCCTTCTAAGAGATTGATTCAATTCTCGGAAGAAAGAGGATCATTAGATTTCAATCGTGCTTTTAGACACCAAGCATTAGAAAGTAGCATGTTTCTCTTTACTAAAGGTTTGAAAGAATCAACAATATTGATGGATGAGGATGCCGAATTAAAAGATTTAGAAGCTCCTCAAGATTTTCCAAGATTTACAGGAGTAGATTTAGGTGGGATTAAGAAACAAAATGCTCAGTCAGCTATTTTCACTCTAGCAATAGACCCAGAGACTCTTACTCGTTGGCCAGTTGATATTAGAGCTGGTCATTGGTCGGGCCCTGAAACTGCTCGGCAACTCTTAGATGTTTATAAAAAACATGAGCCTTTTGATATTTTTGTAGAAAATAATGCATATCAACATACTCTAGCTGAATGGATGGAAGAAATAAAAGGTGGTCGGGAACTTCCTATAGAGGGTTATTATACTGGAAGTCAAAAATTAGATTTACAAATAGGACTTCCTGGGATTGCTTTACAGATGGAAAAAGGATTGTGGAAAATACCGGATTTGGGACATGGAATAACTTGCAAATGTGAAGTGTGTCAATGGCGTGAGGAATTAGGGAATTTTCCTATAGGGTCTTCGGATATTCTGATTTCTTGTTGGTTAGCAGATCGTGCAGCTCGTAGAGGAGAAGAGGAACCAAACATCCGATTTATTGGTGGGGATGAAGAAGATGATGATGAAGAAAGTGAAATATCTGAAGGAGTTTTGTCAAGGGTATTTTAGAAAGGAGCATTAAGTGCCTTATGCAATAGTTTATCCACGTAGTTCAAATCAAATAGATGTTCATGTAACCGGTCCCTATCCAGTGCCAGTAGGGGATTGGATAGTCAAAGGAATTCGAGTAAGTTCCGTTCAGGTTGGATTAACTCCTGTAGCATTACCAGCAGTTGCAATGGTAGGTCGTAGATGGATTTCGGTTTACAATAATAGTGATTATCCAGTTTATTTATTGGATAATACTAGTGAAAGTGCATCGATTGGACATCCATTAGAAGCTGGAGCACCTTTTTCCGCTAATTTTGATCAAAATGTTATTCTTTATGCAGCCGGTGAATCGGCTTTAACCATAAGCGATATAAGAATAATGGAAGGAGCATAAGATGTCGAGCTTAGGTGGCCATGCTGGCAAAGCTAATTTACATGTATCCCCTCCGAATAATACTTTAAATAAATTTATTAATCAATTAATTGGCAACCGAAATGATTCTAATGGTGCATCAACTATTTTTGGTTTTTTACAAGATATGTGGGAGGAACAACATGCTTGTCAATTAGTTTATCCCTCTTTAGCTATAGGAGTTTTAGTAACTTCTCATCTTAATGCTTATACTTTAGGAGATTTTGCTGAAATAGTTCCCGTAAATACAATTACTCAAGGATTTCACATTCATCATCTCCATATTTTATCACCTAGTGCTAATGGCGATTATGAAATTAGATTATATCAAGGAACTTCTAAAATTGGGGAAGCTACTTTTTCTAGCACTGATAAGAAAGATGATGTGGAAGGACTCGATATTTTTACATGTCATTGCGATGCTAATTCACAGGTTCAAGCAAAATTAGCTTCGTCTAATGCAGCACAGGAAAATACGGTAAGATTAAAGGTATGGTATCATCCACATTTGCATAGTTAATAGAGAAAATTAGTACGAATCTATATTTGAAGGAGGAATAGCATGGGACAATGGCAACCCAATAGTGATGACGTGATTAGATGTTTATATCAGATGATGCTGAATGCAGAATCTTGTGATTCTTTTCCCGTTTCGATTCAAAATGCTAGCCCAATGCCAGTAGCAGTTTGTCAATCAATTTGTCTTTCTCTTAATACCTATAAAGAGAATACTCTTCTTTTTGGGTCTCAGGGGTTGACGGATGGTATTAGTTATCTTGGGCTCTGTGTTTTAACTGGAACAATCATCTGGTCTGATTCTGTAGAATTAGAAGATGTAAAAGAAATTGCTTTCACCGTGCAACGAGCCGCTGGACATTGCGGATTAAGTGTAATAGCTTCTTTAGAAACTTCGCCAGATGATATCAATTGGGATACTTGTTCTTATGCCGGTTTCACGAATTGTGCATTTGGTAATATTCCAGCAGGTTATACTCCTACAGGATTGACTGCTGCACAATGCACTTTACCAGTAACTACAGGGCCCAAATACATGCGAGGACGAATTGAGAATGAATCTTATAGTGATATTATCATTAGATCCTGGTTAGTTTTAACAAAGACTTGCTGAAAGAAGGATTAAATGGGAATACCTAAAGATCCAGAAAAGTATAAATTATGGCGACAGCGACAAAGTGAATCGCATTTGGGTCAAATTGCTTGGAATAAGGGAAAACATCCTTCTATAGAAACAAGAAAAAAAATGCGAAAAAATCACAAAGGTTTTCTTGGCAGACATCATCGGGAAGAAGTACGAGAACAGATAAGCTTAAGTTTAAAAGGAGAAAATCATTTTTTTTATGGTAAGCATCATACAAAAGCGACTAGAATAAAAATGGGTAAATCGCAACTAGGAAGAAAACATACTGAAGAAACAAAGGAGAAGTGTAGAAAAATTCATCTTGGTTGGCAGCCTTCAAAAGAAACTCGAAAACGGATGAGAGAATCTCATCTAGGAAATCCAGGATTTTGGGTCGGAAAATCTCGTTCTGAAAAAACTAAACAAAAAATTAGAGAAACTAAAAAGAAACAATGGAAAGATCCTGTATATGTGGAAAAAATAAAACAAGCTTTAAAAATAAGGCCAAATAGACCAGAACGATTTCTGGAAAATATTTTACAAGAATTATTTCCTTTTGAATATAAATACGTCGGCGATCTTACTTTTGTTTTGGGAGGAAAATGTCCTGATTTTATGAATATAAATGGAAGAAAAAAATTGATAGAGCTTTTCGGCACTTATTGGCATGATCCAAAATATTTTCCCGGAAAGGAATCCTCGAAAGAAAGAATTGAACATTTTCGTCAATTTGGTTTTGATACCTTAATTATTTGGCAAAAGGAATTAGAGAATAGAAAATTATTGGATGAAAAGATTAAAACTTTTCATCATGGAAAATCTAAATGCTCATAAAAACTCCGAAAATTTTAGAACAAGTATTAAATCGTTTTGGGTATGCTCCGATACGTGATACTTCTCAAATTATGCCAGATCTAGCAGAAAATCTCCAATGGGAAGCAAAACCGGCTAAGACGGTTGATTACTTGTCCACGTACGAATCCGCGATATGGACGTACGCCGCAGTTTTCCGAATTGCTACAACCGGAGCAAAAGTTCCTTTCAAGATTTATAAAAGACGAGCCACTAAAAATAGTAAACGAGTTGAAGTATCTGATAAATTAGTTAATTATGTATTGGAAATTCCTAATCCTTTTACTACAAGGTTTAATCTTTGGGAATCTACTCTTGCTTTTGCGGAACTCACTGGAAATTCCTATTGGGAACTGGTTTCTGAAGGTGATAATCCTCCAGAAGAAATTTATGTTCTTCGTCCTGACCATATGGAAATCAAACCATCTAGAAAAAATTTGATTGATCATTATGTTTTTAATGTGAATGGAAGAGATATTCGGCTCCTGCCTGAAGATGTTCTTCATTTCAAATATTTTTCTTCTAAATCCGAACTTTATGGCACTTCGGCTAATACAGCAGCAGAAAAATCCATTGTTCTTGACCTCTATTCTCTGGATTTTAATGCTCGATTTTTTAAAGCTGGTGCTCGAATCATGGGTGTCTTAGAAACAGATCGTCATCTATCTGATAAAGCTATGAAAAGATTAAACGCAAAGTGGATTGGAAAATATGGAGGCTATCAGAAGGCTTTCAAAACTCCTGTCTTAGAAGAAGGATTGAAGTATAAAGGGATTACATCGAGTCAT